TCTACTGCAACTGCTAACACAATCCTTTCAACAGAAGTGTTGAGAGACCCAACATCGTTTGGTGACATTGTGCGTGGTCTTCATGTCTATGGTGCGAAAGTACTTAGAGACGAAGCCATCGTAGGTGCTTTCTACGGTATTGACTAACTAGTCAAGGTCGGGGGAGTCTTCGGGCTCCTCCACTTTTTTTAACGCATAAATTTTACAGAGGTAAATAATATGACAATTGAAAATATAAGAGATACTGGACGTAACTCAGCAAGAACAGTTGATGTTCGAGTATTATCTGAGAAAATTCAAAAGCCTTCAGACGTTGAAGTTGTAGTTGCAACTAATGTAATTACAGCAGCAGAGTCAGGTACTCGTTTTATAATGAATATAGCAGCAGCTAAAGTCTCAACTCTTCCTCTCCCAGCAGCAGGATTAGAGTTTTGGTTTTATGTTGGAGGAACAGTTCCTACAGGCACACATACAATAGTAACAGCAGCAAGTGCTAATATTATTGTAGGTAGCATATCTTCAGCAGAAGATGCAGCAGGAAGTGTAGCGTTTGTTGAAGACGCAGATACTATTTCATTAGTAGCTAACAAAGCATTACATGGAGATTTTGTTCATGTATGGTGCGATGGCACTAACTGGTATGTTAACGGGCAGTGTAAAGTTCAAGACGCAATTACAACAACCCAAGCGGATTAGTAATAAAGTCTACGGTATTAACTGATACCAACCGGAGGAGTTTTAGGATTCCTCCCCTAATTTTAAAGGAGCAAAGATGAAAGGCGTAAAACATTATAAAAAAGATGGTACTGAGCATAAAGGCAGTTCTCATAAAATGGCTGACGGTACTTTACATACAAATAAAGCACACACTAAAACTAGTGTAAAGTTATTTCATTTAAAAGATTTAAGTAAGAAAGCAAAAGTAAAAGCTACAGGTAAAAAGTAATGGCTACAACATATTTAGATTTAACAAACGAAGTACTAAGAGAGCTTAATGAAGTTGTTTTAACTTCCGGTAATTTTGACAGTGCTGTTGGCTTACAACAGTTTGTAAAAGATTCAATTAATAAATCTATATTTGATATAGCTAATGACGAACCACAATTACCTTTCCTATCACAAGGCGTTAGTGGAGGCACAGACCCTTTCTACGGGAATGTAACTGTTGCATCAGTAGCAGGAACTAGATGGTACACATTAAAAGCTGGTAGCTCTAGTATTGCTACAGATTTCTCATCAATAGATTGGGATGATTTCTATTTAACAACAATAAATGTAAGTGGTGAAACAGCCCCTTTTGTTTCCAAAGGTTTAAGATTTTTATCTTTAGACGATTGGAAAAGATATTACAGAGATAGTCAAAATGCAGATGATGCATTAGGTTCAGACGCTGGACACGGTGAACCTACTCATGTTATAAAAAGCCCAGACCATAGAAAGTTTGGACTAAGTCCTATACCCGACAAGGTTTATAATGTGCACTTCTATGCTTTCACCAAACCAACAAGCTTGGTAGCTCATGATGATAGCATAGTATTGCCTGAACAATATAGTAATGTAATAACTTCAAAAGCAAGATATTATGTACACCAGTTTAAAGAAAATATTCAACAAGCAGCTTTTGCACTTGATGAGTATAAAAAGAATATGAAGACTATGAAGTCTAATTTAATTAATGCTACTCCTCGTAACATGACAGACGACAGGACTTATTTCTAAATGTCATCAGCACAACCATTTTCAGTAGCTTTAGTTGGCGGACTTGTTAAGTCTACTAACTCTTCAGCACTGCTAAAGACACCCGGAGTTGCTACTAAGTTAAGAAACTTTGAAGTATCTGATGAAGGTACTTATAGAAGAATAAATGGATTTAGTTTGTTTGGAGATACGCTACCTAACACTTCTAATGATATAGAAGGTTTAGTAGTTTATGCAGACGGTTTAATAGCTGTAGCAGGTAACGATGTATTTTTTAGTCAAGATGCAGAGAGTGCTTGGTTACAATTAAATAAAGCAAGTGTTGCATCAGGTGGAGATAACTTTTCTACATTTAGTGGTAGAGGAGAACTATCTTTAACAGGCGTAGACCAATGTGAGTTTGCTGTTTTTGAAGGTCCGTCTGATTTTGGTGAAGTAGTTATAACAGATAAGAGTGGTAATAATAAACCTTTTCTATTTAAAATGACTGGAACAAATGCAGATGTAACTGCTAGAACTTTCTTTGCAAGTCAGATAACTATTAGTGGTTCTACTAAAGCTAAGTTCTGTACAATACATGACCAGCATTTAGTAGTAGCTGGAGACCCTACCACACCCAATACAATTTATTATAGTGGTACTAATGACATAGATAGCTTTAGTAGCTCAGGTTCAGGTAGTATTACTTTAGAAGATAAAGTAGTAGGATTAAAAAGTTTCCGTAATGAACTATTTATATTTTGTCGTAACTCAATATTTAAACTACAAAACATAAACAACTCTAGCACTATTGCAGTTGTACCTGTTACTAAAAACGTAGGTTGCTTAGATGGTCAAACAATCCAAGAGATTGCTGGTGACCTTGTATTCTTAGCACCCGATGGATTTAGAACAGTTGCTGGTACATCTAGAATTGGTGATGTTGAGTTAGGCACAATTAGTCAAGCTATACAGCCTATAATAAATGAGATTGCTAGAGCTTCTGATTCATTACAATTTAGTAGTGTTGTACTTAGAAATAAATCACAATACAGAATGTTTTATAGTACTAACTCAAGTAGTCAATTTACTGCAAAAGGCATTATAGGAACACTAAGAGCTAACGGATTTGAATGGTCTGAAACATTAGGAATACAAGCACCTGCTATTACATCAGGATTTAATAGTGCAGGAGTAGAAAAAGTATTTCATGGTGATAGAGACGGTAAAATTTATAATCATAACACAGGTAATAGTTTTAATGGTACTAACATTGAAGCAGAATATCAGTCACCTGATTATGATTACGGAGACTTAGGAACTAGAAAAACTTTAGACTATGTAAAACTTGCTTTTACTCCAGAAGGAGACTGCCAACCATCGCTTAGAGTTAGATTTAACTATGACAGTTTAGATACGCCACAACCTGCTGACATAGTTTTAAGTGAGATTCCACAACCTGCTATTTTTGGAACAGCAATTTTTGGAACTGAAAAGTTTGGAGCAACAGAACAGCCTTTAGTACAACAGAATTTAACAGGTAGTGGGCACAGTAATTTTTTTAAAGTCTTTAGTAATGACACTAAAGCACCATATTCAATTAACGGACTATATGTAAATTATAGACCATCAGGAAGAAACTAGGAGATATTTATAAATGGCTACTTATGTAAGACAGAGTTCATTCAGTGACGGAGATACAATCACATCGGCATTATTCAATAATGAATTTAACCAATTAGTTAACGCATTTAATGCAAGTTCAGGACATACCCATGACGGCTCTACAGCCGGTGACGGTGGACCAATTTCTAATTTGTTTAGTAACTCTTTAGTATTTGGTACAAACGCCAATACAGACATTGCTATAACATTTAACGCCACAACAAACGATGGTGTTCTAACTTGGAAAGAAGACGAAGATTACTTTGAATTCTCAGATGACTTGTTAATTGCTACAACAGAAAAAATACAGTTCAGAGATACAGGATTATATATTAACTCTAGTGCTGACGGACAGTTAGACATAGTAGCTGATACAGAAATACAAATAGCTGCAACTACAATAGACATAAACGGTAACGCAGATATCTCTGGTAACTTAGGCATAGGTGGAAACTTAACAGTTACAGGTACAACTACCTTTAACGGTGGTACACTTACTTTAGGTGACTCAGCAGCTGACAATGTTGTCTTTGGTGCTGACGTAGACTCTAACATTATACCAGACGATGACGGTACATATGACCTTGGTAGTTCTTCACAAGAGTGGAGAGACTTATACATAGACGGCACTGCACACATTGATACGCTAGACGTAGATGTAAACGCTACTATCGCAGGAACTCTAGGTGTTACAGGCGTACTAACAGGTACAAGCTTAGACATCTCTGGAGACATTGATGTTGACGGTACAACTAACTTAGATGTTGTTGATATAGATGGAGCTGTTGATATGGCTACAACTCTTGCAGTTGCAGGTAACGTAGACTTCAATGGTGATTTAGATGTTGATGGTACTACTAACTTAGATGTCGTAGATATTGATGGTGCTGTAAACATGGCAACAACTTTATTAGTCACAGGCAATGTAGACTTTAATGGTGACTTAGATGTAGACGGTACTACTAACCTTGATGTCGTGGACATTGATGGTGCAGTTGACATGGCTACAACTTTAGCAGTAGCTGGAAATGTAGACTTTAACGGTGATTTAGATGTAGACGGAACTACAAACCTTGATGTTGTTGACATTGATGGTGCTGTAGACATGGCTACAACTCTTGCAGTTGCAGGTGTATTAACAGCAGCTAGTTTAGATATATCCGGAAACGTAGATATAGATGGTACTTTAGAAGCTGATGCAATTACTGTAAACGGCACAACTCTAGCAGAAACAATTAGTGATACTGTAGGAGCTATGGTAACAAGTAATACTGAATCAGGAATTACAGTAGCTTATCAAGATGCAGACAATACTTTAGACTTTACAGTCGGTACACTTAACCAAGATACAACTGGAACAGCAGCAATAGCTACAACAGTTACTATTACAGACAACGAAAGCACCAACGAAAACAACGCTATTATCTTTACAGCAGGTGGAGACTTAGACGGTGGTAACTTAGGTTTAGAATCAGATGGTGAT